AAGAGGGGCAAGAAGTCCAGAAGAAGAGGGGAGGGACACTCTACCAAGTCTTTTGGAAACGACAAGGGGAATAAGGCTAGAACTAGCAGCATGGATCTCTCTGGAAACCGGCCAAATAAGTTTGAAGACTTTATGAGAAACGCTAACTTTTCTAGTTCAGAGAGACAAGAACTCAAGACTGCTGAAGAAGCGGACAAGACAAGCAAAAACTTTGAAAGAGCTCCCAGAACAAGAGAAGGATCATCTTTGGTTGAGGTGGAATGCATGGTTTGTGGAAGAGAAGACGAGGTGTCTGCTATTACATTACAAGATACAAATAGATATACATGCAACAACTGTTGCGTAAGGAGATAGGATGATTTTACAAGACCTACCAGCAGAACGAGCTATCCTTGCTGGAGTTTTTCGACACGGATCAGATGCATACTTTGACATAGCAGATATAGTTGATGAAAATAGCTTTACTCTAGAATCTAATATGTCTATTTACTGTTGTCTCAAACACGTAATAGAAAAAGACGACACTGTCAAGCCAGATATTCCTTTGATACTATCAGCGGCAAGAGAGATAGGTTTAAGTGATTTCTTTAATAATCAAGAGGTCTCACACTTATCCTCCATCGCAAAGTTTCCTGTTCTACTCTCTAACGTAAGAGGCTTCGCAGCTAAGGTACGCAAGTTACAAATAGCTAGAATGATGTATGACCAACTTGAGCTGACTAAAGAAAAGTACACTGAGATCAAGGGAGATGAGCCTATCTCTCATATTTTAGGGATAGCGGAGGAGTCTATCTTTGACTTTACCTCCATTCTTTCTGACTCAGATGAGGCTCCAAGTAAGATGTTTGAAGATGTCGAAGAATACTTGACTGACCTAGCAGAAGACCCCATCGACCAGATAGGTATCTCTACCGGATTCAGCCGTTATGATTTTGCCATTGGCGGAGGCCTTAGAAGAGGCACTGTAAATGTTATAGGTGCTAGGCCAAAGACAGGAAAAACTTTGTTGGCTGACAACATGGGAGTTCATATGGCTAGACAAGGTATTCCGGTCCTAAATTTAGACACTGAAATGAGAAAAGAAGATCATCAAAACAGGATGATGGCTATGCTTTCTGATGTTGAAATTAACGATATTGAAACTGGTAAGTTCTCTCAGAGCCCCTTAAAAAACCAGCGAGTTCTTGACGCCGCCAAAGAAATAAAGGACATTCCCTACTACTTTAAATCTATTGGAGGTATGTCTTTTGAAGATCAAATCTCTATCATGCGAAGGTGGATAGCAAAGGTCGTTGGGATAAACGACAAAGGCAAGGCGAATGATTGCGTCATAATTTATGACTACTTAAAGCTAATGGACTCCTCTGCAATTAAAAACGACATGAAGGAGTTCCAAGTTCTAGGTTTCATGATGACATCGCTACACAACTTTGCATTAAGATACGAAGTTCCGATACTGTCCTTTATACAGCTAAACCGTGATGGTATAAATAAAGAGACGACAGACACTGCCTCTGGTTCAGACAGAATTATTTGGCTCTGCTCTAACTTTAGTATCTACAAATACAAGTCTGACGAAGAAATTGCTAAAGACGGACCGGAAAATGGAAATCGTAAGCTGGTTCCCGTCATCTCTCGACATGGAGAAGGATTAGAAGACAAAGATTATATCAATATAATGATGAATGGAGCCTATGCTAGGATATCAGAAGGAAAGACAGCCTTCGAACTAGAGGATAACACATACGAAAATGAACCAGAACAATACTCACCAAGCGAAGACATCCCATTCGTATAAGTATGGGGACTTTGGCAAACTAAAACAACTATCCGCCCTAGCGGCACAGCACATAGACCAAATCTATGAGTACTTTGGGATAAGGGCTAGCTATAGGAACGAGATACTTATAAAGTCCTGCTGCCCGATACATGGCGGAGACAATCCTACAGCTTTAAACATGTACCCTAAGGGAGACTATAAGGTTCACTTTAAATGCAGGACTCATCAATGCGAAGATTTGTTCGGCAATAGCTTGATACATTTTATAAGAGGATGTCTCTCTAGGTTCGAATATAACTGGGAAAAGGAAGGAGACAAGGAAGCTAATTTCTCCGAAGCTGTAGAGTTTTTATTATCCTTTCTTAAGCAGGACTTTAACTCTTTAAAGAGCGAAACAGTAAATATTGAAAAAATGAAGTTTGGCAGCCTAGTCAATTCTCTCTCTACAAAAGAAGCGAGAGGTCTTGGAATAACGCAAGAGCAGTACAGAGAAAAACTAGAGGTTCCAGCTAAGTATTACGTAGACAGAGGCTTCGATAAAAAGATCTTAGAAGAATATGATGTTGGCTATTGTGATAATCCTCGCAAACCTATGTATCAAAGAGCTGTTGTTCCAATCTATGACAATGACCATAAGTATATTGTTGGTTGTACAGGTAGGAGTATTCACCCCAAATGTGAAGAGTGCAAGCATTATCATCCTCCAAAAGAAAATTGCAGGCACTTCCCGAAATGGATGCACAGTAAAGGCTTCCAGAAAGAAAAGTGGTTGTATAATTATTGGAAGGCTAAAAACTATATGCTAGACACAGGCGTTGCAATTCTCGTTGAATCGCCGGGAAACGTGTGGCGGTTAGCCGAAGCTGGAATATACAATGCTGTAGCTATTTTTGGTACTGCATTCAATAACGATCAAAAACATCTGCTGGACGAGTCCGGCGCTTTATCTATAGTCTGCTTAATGGACAATGACGAAGCGGGGAAGAAGGCGGCGGCTAAAATCGAAGAAGTTTGTAGTAGATTGTATCGACTATACTTCCCTAGATTCAATGCTAATGATGTTGCTGATCTCAATGTAGATGGTGTAACATCTGACATTAAACCCTTCATTCAACAAGCTATGGACGCTTATAAGGAAATTTAACATGACCCAAAAAGACGTAAAAAGTTATGCCATTAGTTACATGTATCACAAAGCCGTTGCAGACCAAGAAAAAGCTAAGCTATCCCTTGAGCTGTTAACGAACAACGCTGCTGGTATTGGAGATCACTCAACTGGCGATTTTCATCAGAACCTAGACGAGGCCTTAGACCTTCTTGTGGACGCTCTAGATCGTCTAGAGGTTTTGAATGTCCTTTACCCAGAACTTAACAACTAATAGGGACAATTATGACACAGATTATAGCAGTTGCTGGCAAAAAACAAAGCGGTAAAAACACTGTTTGTAATTGTATACTTGCAATGAAGCTTGCCGAGCTAGGAATATGTAGAACATCTAGGCTTTCCGACAGTGGGGAGATTGAGGTTACAGATATATTCGGAGAGAACCCAACCGGAAAAGATTTTTTTCTATTCAAAGAGCCTCATGTAGATATAGAGAGTCTTTTTGAAAATGAACTTGGAAAATATATTCGATTGTATGCCTTAGCAGATACACTTAAAGAAATGGCTATTAGTATCCTAGGTCTAGAGAGAGAGCAAGTCTTTGGAACAGATAAAGATAAGAACAGTAAAACCAATTTAAAATGGGAAGATATGCCGGGCGTTATATCTCCGGGAGAGCTAAAGAAAAAGGGATTTACTAAAGAACAAGCCAGCTCTCTAGGTCTTTTAGTTCATGCTAAGGGTAAGCTGACTGCTAGAGAAGTCCTACAATATGTGGGAACTGATATCTTTAGAAAGATGAACCATAAAGTATGGCTAGATTCCTTTTTGTCTAAAGTAGAAACAGACGGTTCAGAACTAGCGTTAGTGTCTGACATAAGATTTAAAAACGAAATAGAAGAGATTCAAAAGCAGGGAGGCTTTGTGTTGGGTCTTACCAAGGACATTTATAAAGGGACAGATTCACACTCTAGTGAAAGTGAAATTGGAGAAACACTATCTAGTTGCGATGTCGTAGTAGATAATGCAGACCTCACAATTCCCGAACAGAACGAGAAAGTCTATTATGCCTTAGAGCACCTAGAAGAAGTAATTCCTCGACTGGCTGAGCCTAAGGAGAAAGAGTAGTATGAGTATACCGATTGTTTATTTTAGAAGCAGCTCCTTTAATTGCCACCGTATGTGTCCCATGCAATACTATATGGAATACGGCCTAGGATGGAGAGGTCTGTCTGGCAAGAAGGCAGACAAAGGGACTATAGTTCATAAAATTTTAGAGTTGGCAGCCAGAGCCAAGAAGGCCCTGCAAGAAGGAGAGCTTATTCTTAAAGATTCAGAGATAGGCAACATACAAACTGATAACTATGACCCAGAGTATTTGGACGAGATCATAGAAAAGGTTTATGAGTACTATACCTCTCGATTACCGCATCACAAATGGATACCAAGCGATAAAAAACATTGCCGAGCATGGGTCTGGAAAATATTCGATGACCATGATGGGTTTTTTGACCCAAAAAATAGAAACGTTGTTGATACCGAGCCTCATTTTGATTTTGAGATAGATGAAGACTGGGCTAAGTATGATTACACGTTAGAGGACGGGACTAAACTAGAAGGAAGACTCGCACTTAAGGGTACAATAGACCTTATAACAGACGTTGGAGACGACACCTACGAAATTATTGACTGGAAAACTGGGAAGCGGCTTGACTGGGCAACAGGAAAGGAAAAAACTCATGCGAAGCTAGAGAAAGATATTCAGTTGAGAATGTATCATCTAGCCTGTAAGAAGATGTATCCTGAGGCTAAGACTTTCTTAGTGACTGTCCATTTTATGAACGATGGTGGCCCATTTACTATACACTTTCAAGATAGCGATATCCCAATTACTCTAGAGATGCTTCGTAAAAAGTATGAGCTGATTAAAGAAACTGAAATTCCCCAACTCAATAAGAGCTGGAAGTGTCGCAGGCTTTGTTCCTCAGGAAAGAGCACATTCGAAGGCACGGAAATTACTCCTCTTATAGAGCGTCGGTTTGGGGCCGTTAGCAACTATGGTGAGTACATGACAAAGTGTGAGCAGACTAAATATATGATAGAAAAGAATGGTATAGAGTGGGTTACTGACAATATGAAAGAACCTGAACACGCAATTGGAAAGTATAAGGCTCCGGGAGAAGTATGATTTCATTACCATTCTCTAAAGACATGTTAGATCGAGCTAAGGCAAAGGCTAATAATCTAGGCTCAATCAGAAATTCTATTCTTAAGGGTAGAGGAAACTTAGCAGGCTACTTAGGGGAAGAAGCTTTGGCTCCCCATATTGGGGCTGAGATAGTAAGCAACAATAGAGGACTAGATAAGTATAATCATGACCTGTTAATGAAAGATGGAAACAGAGTAGAGGTAAAGACGAAGAGGAGAACGGTAAGGCCTCGTAGCAACTACGATGTTTCTGTGGCACATACTAGCACCCACCAGAAGCCGGACGTCTACGCTTTTATTAGTCTTGAATTTGAAAGGTCTAGCAATACGCATCCTAAAAGCTATTATGGGTTGAAGAACGTTTGGCTTTGTGGGTTTATGTCTGCCGAAGAGTATATGGAAA